ATTCCAGGAATCAGAGTTTACAAACTGCTCCCCAGCCGTTTCGGGCGTTGGGTTGTCATCTGATCCGGCCATTTTCTGCTCAAGGCCATGCAGTTTATCAGCCAGATCAATCGCCTTTTCAGACAGCTTATCAATAGCCGCCTTGGTTTCTGCGCTGGCCTCGCCTGCCGTTTTGATTTCATCCTCAGACTTTTCAATAAAAGTCTTAAGCATGTCGTGATTTTCTTTCAGTCCAGCTTCCATTTCCAGAAAAGCTTTCTGGTCAAAGCCGCCTTCTTTGGTATCAGGGTCCATCGTTATGCTCCTTCAATAAATTGCGTAATGAATACTTATCCAGCATTGACCGGACTTGGCCCTGCTGGGTTAGCGCCTTGATTTCGTCCCGCAATTCTGAGTCAGCATCACGCCAACACAACTCTTTAAGACGGCTGACAAGGAACACAGCCTCGGACTTGCTAAACAACGCGACCTCTCGAAGCATTGTCTCAGCGTCCATTAATGAATTAATAGATTCGATTTCAGTTTTAACGTTTTCTGTTACTCTCGCATGATCATCAGCGGGGTCACTAACAATGCTGATTTCACGCAGGTCAATATTAGTCAGCACCCGACCGCCGTTTTCTTTTTCTTCGCTACCGTTCGGGGGAATCCTGAACCCAATAGAAACACCATCAAGCGCACCGTGTTTCATGCTGGCATGTACATCCTTAGCAATGCTGTGGCCTGGCGTTAATTCACCACGGACCCGCAAACCAACGTCATCCTCCCGCAGCTCCGTTGCTTTGCCGATCACAATCGGCGCATGATTAAGCCTGATCTGCAACGGCCTGGGCCGGTTTTTAATCGTTTCAGAAAAAGCGCCTTTGACAATCGTGTCATCATAGGAATCATTATTCCCAAATGATGCGGCAATAGCCTCAAATACGCCCCATCCAGAACCGGAGTCAAATTTCAACTCACACCGGTCAAGCGGGTTATCAAGTTTGTTCAGCATTTGGATCACCTAATTGGAATATGGGAGCCAGATTAGTTTGCACTGTGTATTCCTGACCCTGGCCATCTGGCAATGGTGGCAGGTTTTCCTTGGCCCGGACTTCATCGCGATTCATCCAGCCGTTTTGCAGGGCCGTGGCATAAAAGCCGGAACGGGCAGAACTGTCAGCCCGCAAGAATCCCTCAACATTATGCTCGATAATCGTTGACCGTTGATCTGCTGGCCTGCGGATCAGTGATGAACGGGCCGCATCCTCAAACTCATCGAAGTATTCTTTAAGCGTAAAGGTCAAAAATGACAGCACTTGTTGCTCAAAACTCGCAGGCCAGGCACTTGTCGCACCGGCATTACCGTCAACCATGACCGCAGGAACACCAAAGAACCGGCACAGATCAGCGACCTGAAACTGTCTTGATTGAAGCATCTGCAACTTGTCCAGATCATCCATGATCTTTACAAAATCACTACCTCCCTCTAACAGCCAGGGGCTGCCATCGCCCGGGTTTTCTGCCGTTGCCTCAAGTCCAGCATATAGCTGGCGGGCTTTGGCCCGTTGCTCATCGGTCAAAAACTTATCAAACTTAAGCGCACCAGCCGGGAGCGTTCTGAAACTATTGGCCGCACGGTTGTCAGCAGATACCGAAATACCAAGCGCCTGCCGTGCATAAGACAGGGGAGACAGGCCAACAACGCCATCCGGCCCCCATCCTTTCCAGTGCATAATATTGGCACTGTCATAATCTACAGTCTCAGACTCAGAACTGTACTTGTATACCGTGCCCGCAGCGGTTCGCTCAACCGTCACATGCTCGGGCTTCAACGGGGTTATAGCTGCTGGCTCATCGCCGCTCCAATCAATCCGCGCGTAAGCATTGCCCCAAATAACGCGCTGGGTCCACATGGCCTGACGAAACTGCAAGCCGGTCATATACTGATTAGGCCGGTACTTTAAAAGGCGGCAAAGCGGGTTATCTTCCGGCAGCGCCTCGCGCCCCGTATCCGTTCGAGCAAAAAAGCCAAGCGGCAATGTTGCGCCCGGCTGAACAATTTTCTGAACACAAGCCCAAACCGCAGAAACCGCCAGCGCCCGATCATCATTAACCGTGATATTAGCTGATGTCCCCCGGCTTGTTGGGCCTGTCTGCTGAATCCCGATGTCAGGATTGGCAAGGCGGCCCACCCCAAAAGCGGCCAAGACTCTTGAAAATAAATTCATCTAGACTCCACGCTGTTCAGGAAGCTGTCCAAGCCGCCATGATCCATATTGTGCATCCACAATCCCACCGCCATGATCGTGGCTACCGGGCCGTCAATTTTATTCTCGGGCTTTTCCTTGCGGGGAAATATGTTGTCTTTAGCATCAACCCGCGCCGTTACATTGCCCATCATCCAGGTCATTGCCTTATTTCCATCATGGAAAAAATTATCATCATGGACCCGGGCCTCCAGTTCCTTCATCGGATCAGACATATTTTTAACGGTAGACCCGTACTCGATCACCTCAAGCCCCTTATCCATCATGCGCTGCATCATCTGAGCGCCGTTAAACGGGTCAAAACCTATCAACCGACAATCAAACCGCTTCGCCAAATCCTCAATACAATCCTCAATAGCAGAGAAGTCCGTTGCATTGCCCGGGCTTAAATGCAGACAGCCATCTGTCGCAAAAGCTAAATAGGTTTCCTGGTTCTGTTCTGTTTCTTCCGGCGCGAAGCTGTGAAGAAAAGAAGTGTACTTGCCCTCGCTATAAAACACCTGGGCAACACAAGCAACGTCCCGTTTATGCGCCAAATCCACCGCCAGCATGCACGGCATACCCTCAAAGCCAGCAAGGTTTAAATCCCGTTTCTGCCGCTGCCACCTCAGCATGTTCATCCAGGCAGTACGCGCACCCACCCACATATTCAGGTGCTTGGTCTTGTAGCTGTTTTGATTCTTTGCCGATGCCCTGGCAAGCTCTAATTCAGCAAGTGTGCGCTTGCGGTTTTTGCTCACATCGAGCATCGGGTTTGCTTTTTCCAGCGTTTCAACGCTATCCCAATCATCAGACTCATCAGCGTGGTAGATGATCGCGAAAATATTATCGTTTTCTATCGTGCCCTCTAAAAGCCGCTGACACATCTGCCGGTGTTCATAACACGGCCCGCCCAAGTTGCTGCCCGCTGTCGTGATCTTGAATATCAGCGGGTTATCCCTTGACCCCACACCCTGCCGCATGGTCTGTACCAAATCATCAGAATCATGCTCATGGTATTCATCAATCAGCGCACATGACACATTAGCCCCGTCCCCGGGCTTGCCGATCATCGGAACGAACTTAGAAAAGTCACCCTCAATAATCATGGTCTTGGCATTGACCTGTATGCCACTCTTTACCCGCAGCTCCGGGAACGACTTAACCATCTGCCTGGCCGTGCCGTAAATCTCCCACGCCTGCTGTTCTGTGGTCGCCCCCGAGTAAACCTCCCGGCCAGTGTCATCACCATAGCAAAACTCATAAAGACCGATGCCAGCCGCCTGGGTAGATTTAGCGTTTTTCCTTGGCTTCTCAACGTAAGCCTCGGTAAATCTCCGGTCACCATCCAAATCAAACCACCCGTAAATATTGCACAACTCAAATTGCTGTGACGGGTGTAATTTTATTAGCTGTTTTTTGTTCGCCCATTTGCCCTTAACATGGGGCAACGCCTGAATGAAATTACAGGCCCGCTGTGCGGCCTGCTCATCAAACACCAAATCATCACGCTTCAGATCATTCAGAAACCGCCGACAGGCCAGCCGGTGATATTTACCAGCCGGTATTTTTTTAGCTACTACCTGTTTCGCCCACGCGAGAGCGGCCTTCGGGTGGTGTTTTTTCATCAGGCATCAAGGTTATCCAGCCGACCACCCTCCGGGGGTTTGGGTATGGCCAGCTTATTCCGGTCAGATGGGGTCATGCCAAACCTGGCCAGAAAACTAATGTAGTCCTTCATCTTGGATGATGTAAAACCCCGGGGGTCTTCCCGGTACTCATCCAGCAAATTGGCAAACGCCTCAAGCGCAATCCGGTCAGCCGCCGTAAGTATGTCGGGTATGGCCAATGATTCAATCTCAAACCAACATGCCGCCGCACCCTCACTCAGATGATCCGGCGCATTACCAACCGGAATATCAGATTTAGGAATATTTTTCCGGTATCGCTGAGGATTTTTCTTAGGCGCGTCTTTTAACTCAGCAATTTCATGAGGTTGCGGTATTCTTGCCATATTTTTTAAAACTCAAAATTCTGTGGAAATAAAACAACGGATTGGGGCGCGTATCGTGCTGCTTACGTTTTAGACTTTTGCGGTGCCCCTGCCCCCATAAACATATCCCGCTGATAATTGAGGTAATTAATTGACCTCTTGTAGACCTTGCCTTTCTTTTCCAATCCTATCTCACCCTATCCTATCCTAGCGGGTAACGCTTGAAACCTTGGCGTGGTAAGCATTTCATCGATTCTTCATGTCAAAACTGATTTTGTCGGACTTCTCCATGTTGCACGACCTACAGCAGCACTGCATATTATCGCCTGTGTGTGTCCCGCCTGCTGACAAATGCGCTTTATGTCGTGCATCGCTTCACGCCTCCGGTCAAACTGGTGGGGCTATGTTCCACTTCCGGTTTTAACGTGGTGTTATACGCTTGTCAGGTTACGTCCTGAGAGCCATACAACCACAGCCCCATAAACTGGGTGGCTGGCCTTAAACAACGACTCACACCCAGAACACCTAGATATAAGAGCGCGTTTCTTCACCTCTGAGCCACTTGCACTGTGAAACTTCGGTCCA